TATCTTAGTCTTCCAATACTTGAGAGTCTTTTTTTTAGGTTTCTTTGCCATAGTAAAAGTGGAGCGCAGGAAAAACCCTAATAAACCTGCGCCTTAATCCACTAAAAAAGTTATAGTAAGGTGCTTTATTTAAAAACACTTTTGTTCTTAATTGGTACTCTTAAAAGTCTTCATTACCTTCTCAATACCTCTAGAGCCAAAGTAAAATATAGTCATAGTTCCGAAAAGAGATTGTATCACAGGAACGTAAGCCTTATCTATTGTAAAAGCTCCTAGGTTACCATCTAATAATACTACTGACATAAACAACACAAACATAGCTGCGTAAGAAACAGGTCTAATCATTCTAGTAATAGCGTGCTCGCTATCTATTTGTAAACGCTTAGTAACCTCAACCATCTCAATCATATCATTTTCCATCTCTTGGAGTAAAATAGTCTTATCCTCTTCAGGTAGATTCTTATCGCCTCGTATAGCGTCTCCTAAGGTACTTAATTGTTTTATACCTGTAATATTACCCGCTAAGTCTAAAAGCTCAGGAGAAACGTTCTTACCTTGCTTTACAAGCCATCTGAGGGCGTTACCTACGTTAGTGCCTTTACCTCCGTTTTTTATTAGTTTAGGATTGTTCATTTCTTATGTACATCATTAAGTTAATAATCTCCTGTTCTATATTCATTTTGAAAGACTGAGCAGGACTAGCCATTGACGGCTTCATTAGTTCCATATCTTCTGTGTGTAGTATATTGAACATATCGTGTGATAGTTCGTGGAATATTAAGTGTCTCTTTTGTTTTCTAGTTAACTGATTCCATAACCTAGGGTTAATCTTAACGTAAACTAAGTCATTGTTAAACATACCCTTAGCTTGACCTACTAAAGGTGTGCTCATTATATCCGCATCAAATACTACTATAAAAGACTGTCTCTTAATCTCAATACCAAACTTGTCTAGGGTGCTTAGATACTCAAATACATAAGGCTCTAGCTCCTTGCTTAACTCGTAAGTATAAACAGGCTCAGGTTGTGGAGTCGGCTTTTCACAGCCAACAAATAATAGTCCTATAAGTAATATTTTTAGATACATTCTTTAAAGTAGTTTATTAGGTCTTTATATTCTATTTGTACATCGAAGCTAGGACAAGCTTTTGAGCTAAACTCATTATGCCCGTGTAAGGTGCTATTAATGTGCCTATTCATTAGTTCAGTTAGTAAGTCCCATATAGCTATCTTCTGAGCTGTCGTTCTAGTGTCCTTAGGGCTCATATTAGAGTCACAACCTCCTACGTAAGCTATACCTATAGATTTCTTATTATAACCTCTTACGTGAGCTCCCTGACGTTCTACAGGTCTACCTTCTTTTATAGTTCCATCTAGGTATACAATATAATGATATCCTATATCTGACCAACCACGGTCTAAATGCCATTGTCTTATAGTATCTGCAGATATATCTCTACCTTCGGGAGTAGCTGTGCAATGTAGTATTATTTTATTGATATCTCTCATTAATGTCGTCTTCACTATTGTAGTCTTCTAGTTCCCAAATCTCTCTGAGTAGTCTTTCGTTCTCTAGCCTAGTCTGCTCTCTGTCTATTCTGCCATCTAGTATAGCGTTGGCTATTTTGACTATAGTCCAAACGACCCCTAAGGCTGAGACTAAAAAACTCATAGAGGCTAAGTTAACATCTCCACTCTGTATAAAGTGATTAACCGCTTCTCTAGTGCTCAGTATCCAAAGCCCGTACGTTCCCCAATCTGCTACGTACTTAATCATATTAGCCAATTTGCCACCCTCCGAAATTACTCTCTCTGTTTGGGCTCATTTGTTCCTTAGTGTTCACAAGGTACTCAGGGAAACTATTAGGGTAGTTTCTTAGGTACTCAATTAATCTACTTGCGTAGTGATTAGCTGTATCTCTAGTAGCTTCTGTCATCATATTAATATCTGACCTAGATAGTGTCTCAGATGCTTCGCTAGTGTGTTTAAATACACCTTTATTGTTTATACTAAACTGACTGAAGGGTAAGAACTCTAGTAAGGCATATTGTGCCAAGGTTGGCTTTATATAGCTTTTAACTAAAGTATCATAGTCTCCCGTAAGTGTATTATTTAATACGTCAGCCTGTAGCTTCTCATATAAGTTAGTTCCTAGAAGTTCGTGTACGTGAATATCTTGAGCTATCTCAATGTATTGTACTACTCTGTCAAAATCTAGGTTTCCCGATATTGGTGTATATCTTACTAGGTCGTCTCTACTAATAAATAATGCTTTCATTTTTACTTCTTTTTACCTTTTGGTTTATAACTTGGATGATGTCCTCTGTCTGCTCTATCTATCTGAGCCTCAGCTACTCTTCTGTCGTTTCTATATTTTCCACTCTTTGGGTTGAAATGTTTCTTGCGGGCTTCTTTGATTGTAGCTTTTTTAACTCCGTTCATTGCACCACCCCCCCAAGGAGTTCCGTCTAGTTTTTCTCTCTTAATATATATGCGTCTCTCCCACTTATGATGGCAGTTAACCCCTCCTTTATGCAACCACAAACTATACGGATTTTTGTTGTGACCTAGAGTACTATTTACTCCGTCAGCCTTCATTTTTATTATATCTTCTTTGCGGTATAATTTGTTAGCTGATTCCATAGCGGCACAAAATGGTCTTTGTTTTTTACCACTATTGCTCTTACCTTTTTTTCTAGAGCCTTGTACATAAGCATAACGAACTTTCACAAACTTGTTATCCTGTCTACTATCCTTTGCTCTGTTATCCGCAGGAGCTACACTAAGAGCTACATTTAACGTAGCGTTAAGCATCTGCTCAAAGTCTTCGTTTTCTGTCTCTCCGTCATCTATTCTAGCGTCAACACATACCCAATCGCTAGGCATATCTTCTCCTACGTTTTTAAGGTATATTAGTATCTCCGCTTGTTGTTCTCCTACTTTACACATTAGTCACGGGTTTTTAAGTATGCACTCATTGCTAAGTCAATAGCACTCTTTAAGTTTTGGTCTTCTTTGTTGTAGTCAGCGTCTTTGTCTTCTACTTTGTCTACTTCTTTTTTGTCTTCTTTTACTACGTCTTCTTCTTCTTGATTCTCTTCTGTAAACTCTATAGGCTGTGAAGTAATAAAGTATAACTCAGGTACTTCTCCATTAAGCTCTAGTATCTCTTCTAAGGCATCTAATATTTCGTCTTGAAAGTTAGCTATAACCGTAGAGTTAAATAGCTGAGAAGCTACCATAATTTCATCTGAGTTAGAAGCTAATCCGTTCCCTCCGTCTTTAATTCCTAAAAGCATAGGAGAAGTAACTCTGTGACCTACTAAAATCTTGTGCATTGCTTCGTTAGCTAAATACTCGTAGTGAGAAGGTGCATCTGTTAAAGAGATATCTTCTACAGTAGCTTTACTATCTGAGTTCTCGTTAAATGCTACAATTACCTTTTGACCTTTAGAGCCCGTTAACTTTTGCTTAACATCGTTAGAAATAGCTTCTCTCTCTTTATTAGATGGTACTCCGTTGTTAAAGTTAATAACCTTTGTACCGCTAAAAGAGTTCTTAGCTTCATTAAGTAAGTAGTCTGAGATTTCATTCTCTAGCTCACAATAAGGTAAAGCTCCACTATATCCTACAGGGCTAAAATATGAATAACCTGAGATGTAAGGCTTAAGTATGAACAACTCAATAGCTTCTGTAGAGTTGCCAAATGTAGGTATTTTCTTAAGGGTATCTGAAGGGCTCTTATCTACCCAATTAGGGTGATAGTAATAGTTCTCTATAACACCTTCTGCGTTCATTCTCTCAGGTCTTAAAGTGTGTATAGGAAAGTGTTTTATACCTACTACCTTACGCTTATTACCTGCTTTATTATATATAACTTGCATAGCTGCCATACCTAGCATCTTACGCTCTAATATAACCTTTTTAAGCTCTCTGTGGTTTATTAGCTTTTTAAGTTCCTTAACCTCTTTAGAGTCCTTCTCTAGTCCGTCAATACATAAACCCTGACCATATATTAAGTCGCTTATAGACTTTATAGCTGCGTTGTTAGTGGCGCTCTGTAGGTATTGCTGAATAAGAAAACTGAAGTAGTTATTATCTTCTCCATAGGCTACATAGTCCTTGAATTTATCTTCGATAGCTTGAGGCATCTCGTAAGCCGATAAGTTAGTAATTGTATAGTTCATTAGTCTAGTATTGTATAGTTTGTACTATTGGTTTTTTGTGTGTATTTGTTATCGTTAACAGAGTAGTCTAGGATATCTTTTGACGTGGTCTGAAATTTACCCCTGTATATGACTTTATTACTAGAATCCACTCCTACTATATTGTATTGAGTTTCGTCTTTTAACTGAGTCAACTCTGTAGAATCAATCTCAATAGTTTGGTAATAATTGTAAGATGTAATACTAGAATCAAAGCTTAATATTAAGTTATCTGAGCCGTCTGCATAAACAGATAGGTTAACGCTTAACTCATTTGTATTTAAGTTAATGCTAAGTGTCTGTGTAGCTTGTGTTATATCTATATAATTCATTGATACTCTTTATTTAAAAACAATATATTTACCTTATTGATACAAAAAAAAAGAGCCACCCTAAGGTAGCTCCGTTTTCAGTATTCGATTTGTTAGACTTATGAGCCTAAAGTGATATTAAAAGTTGTTGCTAAGTCTGCTGTGAACTCTTTAGCTAGTCCCTTCTCCATTGCTGCGAAAGTTAATTCGTAACCTGATTTGTCTCCTAAGCTAGCTCCCGTAGAAGTAGTAGCGTTCATTTCAGCTCCGAACTCTTCACCCATTAGCCATACAGTCCCGTTGTTGTCCTCTATAAGGATTTGTGGACGTCCGTAAGCTAATAGTTTTACTTCTTTGTGAGTAGTAGCGTCTTGCTTCTTTAAAGAAACCGTTAGCGTTTGCTCAGCGAAAGTAGTTCCGTTGTCTCTACTAGATGTTAATGATTGGTCAAAGGTAGATGTACCTCTTAGGTCGTATTTGAAAGCGTCAGGTGTAGTAGCAGCGATTCCTGTAACTGTCTCGTCAGAAACAGTCAAATCACTCATAGCACCGAAGTTTACGAAATAGATAGCGTTTAATCCACCTACTGCGTCTTTACATCCTTCTAAACGTCCTGCTGTTATATTACAAGCCATTGTGTTATATGTATTAAATTATTGATATTGAGTTAATTAAGAGCCCCTAATTAAAGGAGCCCTTTAGATAATTGGTAAGCTAATTACGATACTTGAGCTAAAACGATTTCAGACCCGATAGCGTATTGAACAGCTGCAGAATAACGCATTACAACTCTCACATTTTGAGAACCGTCGATGTCTGCTAAGTCAATCAATTTTACAAGGTTTTGGTCGTTTTGAAGTCCGCAACCGAAGAAAAGATTATCTTTCATTCCTGCTACCATCTGTCCTCCATTAAGTCCGTTAGCTACGAATAACTTAACTCCTTCGAAGTCCATTGCGGTTTGTCCTACGTGGTAAAGGTCTTTGTAACCTAAAGCAGCTTGTGCTCTTACGTAAGCTCTAGCGTCAGCTTGAGAGATGTAAATTGCTAATCCTTCGTTACCATAGATAGTCTCAGGGATTGCGTCTACTACTTCTCCTAAACGAGAGATGATGTTAGATGCAGTTGTTGCTCCTGTGAAAGCTACATCGTTAACGTCTGCGTCAGCATCCATTAAGTTAACAAGACCATCGAATTTTCCTGCTCCTGTTCCGTTCCAAATGTTGTTTTCTACGTTAGCTGCTACTTTACCAGCTACGTGTCCGATTAGGTAGTTAGCGAAAGACTTAGGTAGTTCGTCAAAAGAAG